TAGGTAGGACATGCCGTAGTCGCCGCAGTCACAGCCCCTCCCCCGCCCCAGATCTTTGCAGACAAACATAAAGATATCTTTATATGTGCATATGCAAAAGCCAAGATAGATATACAAAGGGTAGGTGTGAGAGTCTGGGTAGGTCCCTATAGATAGCACCACAGATACTCAACCGTCCTATGCATAACACACCTCTATTCATGGCGTGAATGATTCTCCAAAACAATATTCAAAAATAAAATGAAAAAGGTATTGTGTTTTCAAATGTCAAGGTTCAATCTACACACATCAACAAACACAACGGAGAAACATCACATGACATACGACGAAGCAATGGAAGGTTACGATGTATCAGCAAAGCAAGCTAAGGCGGAGGTGTTAGCGCACGGCATAGACTGGGAAGAATTTGTTGAAGAAGTAGGAAGCAAGCCAGTCTATAAATCAAATGAAGTTCTTGAATGGTTAGGTTACTAAGGGAGAAACAAAAATGAGCTACAGAGTTAATAGTAAACACATTGAATGCGCGTTAGATTACCTTAACGATTGTATAGGCAAGAAGGACGGGGAGATAGGCTGTATCAGAACTTACAACAACAACGTTGTACAACTGGTAAACGAAAGCGGAGGCATTCGAGTGCTGGCCTATACAGCAACGAAGCGCGAAGCATACGACGCAATACAGGCTATGACTAACTTTCACAGACACACGCAAGAGGTAGCAGCATGAACCCGACACTACTTGACATAGCGATTCTGTTTAGCTTTGTACCGCTATGGTATATCATCTTTGACCAGTACGAACGCTGGACAGACCCACGAGCGAGACGCAGACGACAACGCAAAGCACGACGCAAGGCGTTACGCAGAGACTTACAGCGACAAGGGAGGTTGTTACGATGATATGTCCACTATGTAACGAGATGTACCACGGCGAGCATGATATGTACTACGACGACGCGCTAGGCTACTATATTTGCAACCACTGCGCAGCTGACAGGGAGGGTGACGAGTGAGATTCACAACGGCTCACAGATACTATGGCGTGTCTGCTGGTAACAACGGGATTGTTATAGAAACAGAGCGATATTTGATTGACATTTATTTTACTGGTACCTTTAGGCTATCAACGGCGTACATTCCAGCCGATGAGTTTAGCGGTGAGAGCTTTATCGCATGGCTGGGATGGTTACATATTGAGATAACAGGACAGGCAGTATTGGAGGCATAATGCACATGATTGGAACGAATGTTATATATACCGTGGAGTTATACGACGATGTATGGTCGCAAGTGTGGTCAATAGATTGCATAGATCAAGCGAAGGATTACGTATATTCTAAACGTGGTAATGGTAAACGATACCGAATTGTCAAGCATACAACGGAGGTGATTTATGAGCAGTAGAGAAAGCTGGGAAGTTTGGGCCGATGATTACCAAGACTATTGGGAAGCGAAGGGTAACTATGCTGAGGAGTTTGAACAGGATGACCTTGAAGAATATAAACAAGAGCGTGATGAGGAGGACGAAAAGTGAGTAAATACGAAAACGATTGGGAAGCAATGGCTGAAAGGTTCAACGTACCTACAGAGAAGCTTTACGAGATGCAAATGTCTTTTAAGGAGGAGATTCTTGTTAATGACATAACCGAAAAACTCATTGAAGAATGGAAACAACAAGCAGTATTTGCTGAGGATAAGGACCTTGATTACGACGAAATGCTTGAAAAATATCCTGAATATCTACCTAGTTACGAGATTCTTTACTGTGATGGCGATGGTGGTTTCTTGTATGTTCAAAGCTTTTCGGAGGAGATTGAAGACAATCGCGTAGGTTTCGAAATAGGACCAACACTAGGGACAAACTGGGCTGCTATGTCTTTTAAATCTTTAAATAAAATTCAAGAAATACTTGAACAAGGTGTGTAAGCTGTGTTTATAATCTATGCAGAAAGCATATAAGTTTATCTTAAATTTATTATCTTATAAGGTATTTATCCTATGAGTATCTCTAAAGAGCAGAAGATAATGGAACTTGTTGAACGGCAGTTGGACTTGTTAACCGTAACGGAAGCTTTGAACATTGCAGGGGGATTTTTCACCGAGTTGTTAGAGACAATGGACGACGGTGAGATTGATGAGCTTTACAACGACATGGGAGCAGGACGTAATGGCCTTCACTGAAACACACCAGCCTTGTGCAGACTGCGGCAGTAGCGACGGGTTAGCGTATAATGAAGACGGCTCGAGCAAGTGTTTTGTTTGTGATACGTACACACCAGCCGACAAGGGTAGCGTACGGGAAAACGTACGAGAGCTAGGTTCTATCAGCGATGCACCAAAGCCATCGTTTAGCCAGACAGAACACCGCTTAATCACGGCGGAGTACAGGTCCATCACTGACCGTCTCATTACAGGAACAACGGCGAAGAAGTACGCAGCGTTAAAGCAAGGTGACATCACAACATTCGGTTATTACAACCCTGAAGACCCGACAAAACCCATCGCCGCCAAGGTACGCAACCCTGACAAGCGGTTCAGTATCATTGGTGATTGGAAACAGGCTGGCTTGTATGGACAACACTTGTTCTCTGAAGGTGGTAAGTATGTAACTATCGTTGAAGGTGAGTATGATGCGTTAGCGGCCCACCAAATGACAGGTAGTAAGTTTCCCGTTGTCAGTGTCCGTAACGGTGCAACGTCGGCGGCAAAGGACTGTCGCCTCTTTTATGATTGGCTTAACAGCTTCGAGAATGTGGTTATCTGCTTCGATGCTGACGAGCCAGGACAGAAAGCAGCAAAGGAGTGTGCTGATCTGTTCGGTAACAAGGCAAGGATTGTTAAGCACGTCAACGGCTACAAGGATGCGTGTGATTACCTTGTTAACAACCAGTCAGAGCTATACACCAAAGCATTCTGGTCTGCTCAGCCTTACACACCTGAAGGTATCGTTGGTGCTGGTGAGCTGCGCGATCTGATTAAGAAGCCACTGACCAAGGCAAAGGTACAGTATCCGTTCGATGGACTGAACAAACACTTGTACGGTATACGCACGTCTGAGTTGGTTACTATTTGTGCAGGTTCAGGGCTGGGTAAGAGTACGCTTCTACGTGAGATAGTTAGTTCCATCATGGCACAGTCTGAAGATAACCTTGGCTTGATGTTTCTTGAGGAGACACCTGAGCGAACCATGCGTGGCCTTGTAGGGCTTGAACTGAACAAGCCAATACACTTACCTGACTGTGAGTATGACGACAGCGACATTGATCTAGTTTACGATACGATGGACTATGAGAACCGTGTGTATCTGTGGGAACACTTCGGCAGTAACGAGATAGAAAACGTACTGGGTCGTATGAGATACTTCGTCAAGGTCTTAGGCGTACGTTATATCGTACTCGATCACGTCTCTATCCTGGTCTCTGACCAGAGCAACGGTGACGAGCGACGTGCCTTGGACATGATAATGACTAAGCTGCGGACGTTCGTACAGGAGATGGGTATTTGTATGTTTCTTGTGAGCCACCTGAGACGCCCTGAAGGGAAGCAACTGGAGGATGGTGCAGTGACTAGCCTTGGTATGTTACGTGGCTCTGCGTCGATTGCACAGCTGTCTGATGCGGTCATTGGTGCTGAGCGTAACAGCCAGAGTGACGACGCCGTTGTCAGAAATACGACCGTGCTGCGTGTGTTGAAGAACAGATACACTGGCAAGACAGGCAAGGCGTGTGAGGTATTCTACAATGAAGCCACTGGACGACTAACACAACGAGAGGAGAAACACGATGTTGTCTTGTAAGCTGGGAGAAAACGAACAGAAAGTTTGTGAGTCTGTTGCTCGTATGCGCTACGAGAACGCTAGGAAAAAAGGGTTTTCACAATCTCAGAATGTAGTAAAAGCAGCTTCACATAAAGATATTGACGTTGATGGCGTTGGTTCTGAGATGGCAGCAGCAAAGGTGCTTAACGTTTACTACGACATTGAGACAAACTATAGCGCACATGAATTACCTTTACACGACTTGACGTACAAAGGAAAGACTGTCGATGTGAAAACTACAAAGTATCAGAGAGGTAGGCTTATTGTAATGCCTCATAAGGTACAGGACAAATGTGATATATATTTGTTAGTTGTGGGTAGCTTTCCTGATTACAACGTAGTAGGTTATGCTGCACACGATCAGATAATACAAGAGGAAAACTGGGGTGATCCTTTTGGCCGTAACAGACCTGCATACTTTTTAGATCAGCATAAGCTGACACCCATAGAGGATTTGATTGAATGAGATGTATAGCGTGTGACGTAGAGCTAACAGACTACGAAGCAACAAGACGATTCGCTGTTAGCCAAGAGTTTGTAGACTTGTGCAACCG